AAAAAAGCCTATCAACCGCGGTGTAATAATACAGATGGTACATCAGAAAACACTGCTGATTGCATTTGTGCTACGAAGCCGGTTGATGGTAATGGGTCAACAAATATTGTGTGTAACAGTACCACTGGTCGTTATTGTATAAAAGATAAAAAAAAATGTTACAGCGAAAATACTTTACCGGTCACTGTGGTAACCTAACATTATCAGGCAATCAACAATGCCAGAATGGGGATATTAAAGTAATAAAAAAAGAATCGTTATGTTCTGACAAAACGGAAAAAAAATGTGATGATTATGATGATTGTTACTGGGATGTAGATGGCAACGATCCTAAATGTATGGATGAATACTTTTGTTCAAAAAACAAAGCAGGCTGCGATTCTACAAAAGAATGGAGTAAATGGAACCCAATTTATGAATATGAACATATTACTTCTTAATAATTTTCTTTAATAACAATTATTTTCTAGTTATTTCATAATTTTCTTTAAACCAATTATAAGTTATTTCTAATCCTTCATCTATATTCGTAAAATTAAAATCATTAAATATGTATTTTAATTTTTTATTCGTCACCGTTTTTCTCATACAACCATCCGACATTTCAGTCAACCATTTTACTTCTTCTCTTGGTATTTTCATTACATCCGCCAATTTATAAACAATGACGAATCATTTTCTTAAACTTACAGTTGTAACGCCAAGTAGATCTATATTTGGGAGCACTTATTTAAATCCAAGAAATTATAGTATTGGTGATTGGAATGGTAATGCGGGAACATTGACATTAACTGTCTCTGATAATGAAAAAATATTAGCCAATGAAGAAATACATTTTACTTTTGAAGTAGCCTTAAAAAATAATGTAAATATAGTTGGTGTTAGTCCAAAAGTGAGTCTTGTGTCGGGTGATGGTAAATACGAAGTTATTCCTCAGAAAACCGATAAAGCGAATATTTTTATTAAATATTCCCAGACACGAAACTTTTCAGTGGCACAACTTAAGACTCTGGGTGAGGTTAATGATGCTACCGTGGCATTGTTATCAACTGCGCTCTAGGTGGTGCTGATCCTGGAGCTGATCTTGGTGCTGATCCTGGGGCTGATCTTGGTGCTGATCCTGGCAAATTATGTATAATGGATATAAAACTCGCATTTATTACAGGACAATATGGTGATTTTTTATAACTTCAAGAAATTTACATTCTAATTGTGTATTATATTTAAACATAACTTATTCATAAATATATATATGAATATTTTAATAACGGGGTCTAGCGGTTATTTATCCAGATTTTTATTAAAGCATATTGATAGAAATAAATACAATAAAATTATATGTTTAATTCATAGTGAAAAAATATATAAAGAAAATTTTTTCCTTTATGAAAATTGTATTATATATAAGGGTAATATTTCAGATGAAAATTTTATAAAAGAAATATTTGAAAATAATATTATTAATTATATTATTCATACAGCGGCATTAAAATATATTGATAATTGTGAAATATTTCAAAAAGATTGTATTAATACGAATATGATTGGAACATTAAATTTATGTAAATATGCAAAAAAATATAAAGTAATTAATTTATTAACAATAAGTACGGATAAAGCAAATAACCCATCTTCTTTATATGGTATATCTAAATTGGGAAGTGAACATATTACTCTAAGACATGGATTTTCGGTATATCAAGGTGTTAATTTTTGGAATTCGGATGGAAGTTTTTTACAAAAATGGAAAACAGCTGTTAAAAACAATAAAAACATTATTTTGTATAATAAAAAATATATAAGACATTTTGTTATGCCCAATGATATGGCGAAAGAAATATTAAAATTAGTTTTAAATAATAATAATAAAATTAATTATCCAGAAAAATGCTATGAAATAAAATTAATTGATGTTTTTGATATATTAAAAGAACTCTATCCCAATGAAAATTTTATAATTAAAGGTAATAAAAATAGCTTTGAAAAATTTATTGAAGATATAAATGAAAACATATCCATTTTATATTTAAATAAAAAAGAATTAAAAATATTAGTGGAAATAATATATAAATGAGTTGGCCTTTCATGACAGACAAAATGTGCAATGAAGTAAATAATGTGTTGAAATCGTGTAAACTAAATCAATGGAATAATAATAAAGTGGGTGAGTTTGAAAAAAAATTTTCAAAATATATAGGTTGTAACTACGCTGTTGCGGTATTTAATGGGACGGTCGCGTTAGAATTATGTATTAAAACACTCGGCTTAAAAAGTGGTGATGAAATTATTGTTACGTCGCGGACATTTATAGCCTCGGCTTCTTGTTGTGCTTGGTATGGAATAAAACCTGTATTTGTTGATGTTGATATCAATAGTCAAAATATTACTTTGGAATATATTAAAACAGCTATTACAGAAAAAACAAAGGCTATTATTTTAGTTCATCTAGCTGGTTGGCCGTGTGAATTAGAAAGTATCGTACATTTTTGTAGAGAAAAGGGAATATATGTAATAGAAGATTGTGCACAAGCACACGGTGCCAAATATAACAATAAATCGGTGGGTACTTGGGGAGATATTAATGCATGGTCTTTTTGTCAAGATAAAATTATTACAACTGGTGGGGAAGGTGGGATGGTAACAACAAATTGTCCACACTTATTTAAAAAGGCATGGTCTTTAAAAGACCATGGAAAAGATTATGACACAGTTTTCAATAAAAAACATCTACCTGGTTTTAGATGGTTACATAAAAATATAGGAACAAATTGGAGAATGATGCCAATACAAGCTGTAATTGGTATAGAAGCATTAAACTTATTAGATGATTGGGTAAAACATAGAAGAATGATTGCTAATATTTATAATGAAAATTTAAAAGATATTAGTGGCGTTAGATTAACTTTACCTCCTGAAAATATTTATCATTCTTATTATAAATATTACTTTTTTATTAAACCTGGATATTTTAGTATTTCTAGAGATGAAATAATAGAAAAAATTAATGTAAAAAATATATTTTGTCAAGTTGGTTCTTGTAGTGAAATTTATAAGGAAATAGCACTACAACATTATAAACCAAAGAAACAATTGATAAATACTAAAAAACTATTCGGTACAGCACTATTATTAAAATGTGATCCAACAATTACAAAAGAAAAAGCATCAAAAAATATTGAAAATATTAAAAGTATATTAAAAGAAAATTATATATAAAATATAAATGATTATTTATGCTTTCATATTTTGTCGCAGTGGGTCAAAAGGCTTACCTCATAAAAATATAAAAAAAATGAATGGAATTTCATTATTAAAAAGAAATATTAATTTAATAAAAAAGTGTAAAAAAATATCTAAAATTATTGTTTCAACTGACTCAGAAGAATATAAAAAAGAAGCATTAGAAGCAGGAGCATTTGTACCAATATTAAGACCTTCAAATTTATCAAGTGATGATGCTTCGGAAATAGACGCATGGAAATTTATATGTAATTATTTAGAAAATAAGGGAGAAAAATTTGATATATTTATTTCATTACCAGTAGTATCGCCCCTTAAAACAATAGAAAATATAAATAATATAATAGATTTATTTATTGAGAAAAAACCTGATATGATATTAACTGTAAAGAAAGCAGATAACAGCCCATACTATAATATGGTTATAGAGAATTCAGATGGTAATTTAGAATTAGTAAATAATACTATGTCTAATAAATTTAATAGACAAAATTTTCCATTAATATATGATATAACTACTATAGCTTATATAGCAAATGTAAAAACTATAAAAAAATTAAATAATTCAATATTTACTAACAAATTAAATATTATAAAATATGAGGTTGATAAAATAAGTGGAATAGATATTGATGATATTAATGATTTTAAAATGGCTGAATTCTTTCATAAAGAAAGAATAAAAAAAAAAATAAATTTTAGTGTTCTAAATAACATATTATTGGATGATAAAATAGCAATAGTTACTGGTGGATTAGGACATGTAGGTATTAAAATAGTTGAAACATTATTAGAATTAAATTGTAAAGTTATAGTAATTGATTTATATAACAAATCAACAAATGAAATAATAGAAAATTTAAATAATGTTTTTGAATCTTGTGTTGATTTTTATAATGTAAATTTATCAAATATTAATGAAATAAATAATTTTTGTTCTACATTTTTACAAAAATATAAAAAAATAGATATATTGGTAAATTGTGCAGCTTTAGTGGGAACATCACAATTAGAAGGCTGGGGTGTTCCATTTACAGAACAATCAATGAAAACTTTTGATTTATGTATGAATATAAATACAAAAGCACCAATAGTGTTAATACAGGGATTAATAAACGGATTTAAATTATCTGATAATGCCAAAATAATAAATATAAGTTCAATATACGGTATTCGTGGAAATGATTTTTCTTTATATGAAGATACTGATATGGAAGCACCTATCGCATATTCAATAAGTAAATCAGGATTAAATATTATGACAAAATATATGGCAACATTATTTGGTAAACATAATATTTGTATTAATTCCATTATTTTGGGAGGTATTTATAGAAATCAAAATAAAAAATTTGTTGAAAGGTATACTAAAAAAACACCATTAGGCAGAATGGGTAAAGAAGACGATATTAAAGGTATAATATCATTCTTATCTGGTAATTTATCACAGTATGTTACAGGACAAAATTTTGTAATTGATGGTGGAATCACTTGTAAAATTTAATATTATTATCATTTTTTATATTATCTATCAATTTCAATGTTGATAAAGCTGTATCAATAGTTTTATTTGAAAAAGTTGAATTATTTATATTTTTAAAAAAATCTATTATCTGAGTTTTTAATAAATTTTTATTTTTATCAAGTTGAATGGTCTGGTTTTTATTATTTATAATTTCTATTTTATTATTAATATAGTCAATATTCATACTTCCCATATTTCCAATTAATCTATAAGTTCTAGTATGTATGAAATCTAACATATCTAAACTTATATTAATATTTACTAAGTCTCCATTGTTAAGTGTTGCTTCTAATATTATATAGCAAAAATCCTCTACATCAATTTCTAATTCTGATATTTTTTTTGAAATTGATTTTATTTTATAGAGTTTAATATTTAGAAATGCAAATATATTATTAATATCATGACTTAACTCTAATAAAACACCACCACCATTTATTTTTTTTGATGATACACAGTTACGATAATCTTTTTTTCTCCAACTAGGTAAATATTGTCCTACATTAATTTTTAATAATAATAATTTTCCTATGTATTTTTTGTAATTTTTTAAGTAATTAAATAAATCTGAATACAGTAATAAATATCCAATTTGGATATTACAATTTAAATTATTTAATAATTTCAAACCCTCAGAGTAATTATGACTAAGAGGTTTCTCAATTAAACAGTGAATATTTTTTTTTATAAAATAATTCGCAGTTTCTACATGATAAGGACAAGGGTTACAAATAATAACTGCATTAATAATAATACTATTTGTATCTTTTATATCATAAAAAAAATCCTTAATTTTCAAATTTAATGCATTATTATATTTTTTCTTAGAATGTCTTAGAACATATATATTTGCTTTTTCATATAAATTATTTAAAATTTCAATATATTTTTCACCAAAATTTCCTAATCCTACTATTAAAATATTCATAATAAATTAAAATAATATTATTCTAAATAATTTTTATTCTTAATTACAAAAAATACAAATATTAGTATTATTTGCTTTTTGTAAAGTAATTCCACATATATTACATATATTTTTACATAAATTATACCTTACATAAGAATTCATCTTAACATCTTGTATTAATTCTTTTCCTATTATATTTTCAAATTTACTTGCACATATACCATTATTAGGTCTTAAAGCTATTAAATCTTTATCGCAAATAATATGTCCTTTTTTTAATTCTTTAGAAAAAAATAAAGAACGTCTAACTACTTTTTTATTTTTTTCTTCATTTTCTGTGCATTTTTTAATACCATTTCCTAACATTATTTCACATTCTCTTATTTTTTTTACAAAATTAATTAATTCGTTTGGATTTAATGATGCTCTATGGTCTGGACCTTCCATATTTTTATTTATTGTAAAATGCTTTTCAATATATTTGGCACCAGCACAAACAGAATATAATGATGCTATTTCATTTTTGGTATGATCTGAAAATCCTATAGGAATATTTAATTCATTTTTCATAGTTTTTATACAATTTAAATTTAAATCTTCTTTATTTGTAGGATAACAAGAAACACAATGTAAAACTATTAATTCATTTGAACTAAATTTTTTTATAAAATCAACACTTTTTTTAACTTCATTCATAGAACTCATACCTGTTGATAAAATTATTTTTTTATTCTTTTCTGCTATTTTCTTTAATAGTAAAAAATTTGTTAAATCACCAGAACCAATTTTAAATGTTTTTACTCCTATTGAATTTAAAAAATCAACACTGTCCAAATCAAATGGAGTTGAAATAAATTCAATATCTCTCTCAATACATCTTTTTGATATTAATATAAAATCATTATAAGATAATTCTAATTTTTTTAACATATCAAATTGTGTTTCATTTTTTCCTGTCGTTTTTTTTTGATATTCTGCTTTTTCTGCTGACTCTGATACTAATTTTTTACTATTAAATGTTTGAAATTTTATTGCATCCGCTTTTGCTTTTACAGCAATATCTATTAATTTATATGCTAATTCTAACGAACCATTATGATTTACTCCTGCTTCAGCTATAATGTATACCATTTATAATAAAATTTAATAAATAATATTTAAATATTTATTAAAAAACACCTTTTATTTTTATATTATTATCTGTAGAATGAAGAATTAGACTACCAGCATTTAAAAAATTATTATTTCCAATTGTTATAAATCCACTTTTATTTTTATTTATTATTGTTGTTCCAACACCTATAAAGGTTTGTTTTTTTATTGTTACA